TCCATTATTCTTCCTCATCTAGTGGTATGTGGTAGGAGCATGCTTTTAAGAAGTAATCAAACTGCTCTCTCATATCGTGCAATGTTTGCCCGTCGCTATATATCGTATAGACTATCTTGACTGCTGGACATATTCTCTCTACTTCTCCAAACTCAGGGTAGTGTATAAACTCAAACACTGGTTGTCTGTCCATCAGCTGTTCTCCTCTGCTACCATTGCTGTTAGCTTCTGTAAGTACCAGCCAGCTTTCTGTAGGTCTTCTACCTGCTTACCTTTATAGTCATAGCGCCACAGATACTTCATGCAGTTGCCCTTGAGGTAGCCTTTGAATGCCACTGAAGACATGGATTCCTCTATTGCATCAATACACTCTATGTTGCCAGTGTTGTAGTGTTTAGGCGCACCTACCATGTCTTCTTCTTCCTCATCTTGCCTAGCAATTATGTCCTCCAGAGATTCGTCTTCCCAGTCTACCTGTCCTGCGTCTTCCTCCCAAAGCTCTGAGTCTTCATCGTGTGCTGCCTTCATCCACGCCTCTAGTCCTATCTTTTTCTCTATTGCTGGGTGTTGCTTACGTACTCTGTCCCAGTCTGCTGGTGTTGCGTCATTGAGTCTCATCTTCAAAGTCCTCTGCTATTCTGTCAAAGTTTCTAATTATCCTACCTTCAAACGCTTCTACTAAATCAGTTGGTGTTATAGACAACAGCTCACACAGTAGTTCCTCATCTAACTGTAACACCATCTTTTCTTTAAGTTCATCTAGTGTCATAGCCATTATACTTTCTTCCTTTTGATGTACCGTGTCATCTCCTTGGCTGTCTCTACGGTGTAGTGCTGGAACCCTTCCTTCTCACACCACTCTCCCATTGTTATCTTGCCACCCTTGCGTACCTTCTTGTTAGGGTTTGACAACACAAAGATTAACTCCCACTCCGGCATTGAATCTCTAATGGCTGTGTACTTCTGCGTGTCGCCTACCCTGAAGAACCCTTTGCACTCTATCAGTATTGCCTTGTCCTCGTGTACGAAGTCCGGTAGATACTTCTTGTGTACTGTGTATGGTAGATCATACGGTTCAAACTTGTACTGTCCATCTAGCTTCTCTGATAAATCCTTCTCAAGTCCTGATCTAAAAGCCCTCTTCATCTGGCATGACCTCCTGTACCTTGGGTTCCTTTACTACGTCTACTAAGTACTTTGGCCCGTAGGAGTAGGCGAAGACCCGTAAGTTTGGATAGCAGTGGTCTTTGAACTGACAGTAAGAGCAACCAGTAGAGAGCTTTGAGTTTCCTGATTTGCCGTCCGGTATAGGTTGGTAACACCACTCCGCTGGCTCTGGCTGCTCTACTAGCTTTTTTACATGCTTCACCCTGTCCACTATGTCACCCTTGAGTGCCTCATACACAGGAGCCTCTGTGTCTGTGAGGTCATACTTGAGGTAGGTCAGGTGTCCGTTGGCCTTGTCCATTGCAAGCCATCCAAACTCTGTCTGTCCCTCTGAGTGTGCGTAGGCTTTGATCTGATCAATATAACCAAAGGGATCGTCATATGCCAGTGTACCATCCTTAAACTTCTTGAACCCAAAGCTGCTTGCTGACTTGACATCAGTAACAACACCGTCAATCTTGCAGTCCATGTGACCCACGATTCCTTCAACATTACATACCTTCTGCTCATCAGTCACACTGTGCCCAGCCATGCGGGTTAGGAACAGCAACATCTCTTCAATCAAGTGACCATACATAAACTTGACGTAGGTATGGGGCTGTAGTTCCTCACCTTCCGTACCGTTGAAGTGATTCCAGAGGTAGCGGTCGGTGCGGCCAATATTTGACAAGCGTAGCTTGCGGTTATCCTCTCGCTTCTTCCGACCAAACTCAGTACGCATCAGTGCCTTGACGCTCTCACCAAACTTCTCTATCTCTGCCTCCACATCTACAGATGGGTCAGCGTCCTTGCTTTCCATCAGTGCGTAGATGTCCTGTACTACAGTGTCCGTTGTTTTATTAGTACTCATGTATCACTTCCAGTATTAGTTCGTTTGCTATCGGGGGTGGCAACCTGAACCACTCGTTGATGTTGTCACATTCCTTTGCTAGTCTTACATGTGCCGCAGACTCCGCTGCTCTCCTATCATCTACCTCGTAGGAATAAACCAAGGTGTAGTCTCTGAACGGTGAGGATGTTTGATAACTCTTAAGCCTGTCCTCTGAGTCTACTGCCATCCCTACCTTAACCCACTCAGGCCACGCAGGGTTAGTCATTACATATACATACCCTTCTTTGACTTGGTTGTACACTTCCTGTGTCTTCCAGCTAAACAGTTTAGCCAACAGACTGGGCGACCTTTCCCCTCTCTTAATCCTATTCTCTACCCTGCGTATATCATAACATGTCTTACATTTGTAATGCTTCTTAGCTACAAAGGACTCATACCAGTTGTCTTGCGTTAAAGGTACTGAGCAGCTGATGCACTCCTTATCAGTGGGTATCTGCCCAACTGGTTCCGACTTTGTAATCTCCTGCGAGAGGGCAGTTGAGTTCGTAGTGGAGTCCTGCAGCTTCAACGCAGCTTGCTGCCAGTCCTCCGAAAACCTCTGCCTTCTCTTGTCTGACTTCTGTCTGGATTTCATCGTGAATGTTCCCTAAAAAGTTAAAGTCTATACCCCATATTATAGCATACTCGTGCAGTAAACACAAGGCTTTCTTCATAACGATAGCCCCGGCTGACTGCAGTAAGCTATTCAATGCAGCATGTTCTGATCGTATGGCGATCCGTCTTTTATCCAAGCCATAAACATAGCCTCTTGTAGCCGCCATTCCAACTCGTGTTCGTAACTCTCCAAGAGCTGGCGTATTTCGGAGGAACTTTTCCTTAAGTCTCTGACCGTCCTTTCTAGTTCCACCAACGATGCTTCCGATTTTGGAATCTCCGGCCCCGTAAAGAAAAGCGTATATGAAAGTCTTCGCTTGATCTCTAGTTTCAAGGCCCGCAGCCAACTGGTTTGCCGTGTGTATATCTCCATTGAGTATTTCATTTGTGTACTCCTCGTCATTCATGTAGTGCGCTAACATGCGTAGCTCAAGACCGCTGGCATCCATACCGACTAGCTTGTACCCTTCCTTCACTGTCCACACATCACGACACTGCTTGCCGTAGGGTGAGTAGACTGCAGGAACCTGCCCCATGTTGGGACTGGAGTGCGTCATGCGTCCTGTCACTGCACCGTTGGAGTTAACGTACCCGTGTACTCTACCGTCATCCTCAACCGCATCTAGCCAGCTTTGTACCTGTGCGACACGCTTCTGTATCATCAGGTACTCGCCTATCAGGGAAGCCTGTGGTATTCCTTTCACTGTACTCAGCACCGCCTCGTCTACGATGGCTTGTCCTGTCTCAGTAAATTGTTTAGGCTTCCAGCCAAAGTGCTGGAGGTATCGTCCTATCTGCTGTCGTGAACCCAAGTTAAACTCTGGGTAGTCAAGACGACTGAAGGGAGCGACTGCGGTAGTCCACTGATCTCCTAAGAACTTAAGTCCAACAACAGAGTACGTACCATCTTTCTTAGTCTTGGGTGTAATCTCTTTGACAAATGTCGGTAACGGTTTGAAAGTCTGATGCACTTCGTCTTCAAGGTCATTCTTCTTCTCCTTCAGTTCTGCTAGTAATACGAATGCTTTCTCTTGATCTAAGAGCCAGCCTGTTTTAATCTGCTTTGATATAATGCTTTGTACTTGGTGTTCCAAGCTAATGCTTTCAGCTCCAAAATCTGCAAGGTCAAGAAGTAATCTCTTGTACACCAGCACATTAACATTAACGTCTTGCTTGCAATAGTCCACCATATCCTGCGAATAATTATCCCAGTCATCGTGATCTCCTTTAGATTGATTAAGTCTGTCACCCCAGTTACGGAGCGAGTGACCGCCCTCTCTTGATGGGTTAGCCAGTCGTGACATAACTAAAGTATCAGACACCTTGCACTTACTAAAGTCTGTGCCTAGCAGTTCCTCAAGGACAGGTACGTCATAGTCAATGATGTTGTGACCTATGATCTCACACTCTCCAAGACCTGCAATGTAATCGTTGAACGACAGTAGCGTGTCACCTGAGAACACATTAGTCTCACTGGTATCCAGCTCCTGAGTTACAATTACCCAGACCTTTGTAGGTTTTAAACCGTTGGCTTCAATGTCAAATACAACCTGCTTCATTAGAACTCCGGGTCATCCCCAGTGGGGCAGCTAGTCTCAATCATGCGACCTGACTCCTTGTCGTAGTACAGGTAACATGCAGGGCCGGTCAGTCCTACAAACCTATTCTTCAACACACGTACCGTGGTGGTGTTGCGTGTCTCAGGGTCAGCGTGTTGTTGGTCACGCTCCAAGCCAATGACAATATCACTGAGCTGGGCGATGGCTGCAGAACCACGCAGCTCACCTAAGCTAATCTTACCACCGTCCTCGTGTGCCTTGGCACCGCTGGGTCTGCGCAGGTGTGATACTAGGAATAG